ATAGGTGATGCAATGATGGCAATATTCAATGCACCTTTGGATCAACCGGCCCATGAAAACTTGGCCATTGATTGTGCATTAGACATTATGAAGAACATGGAAGAGCTAAATAAAGAGCTTAAAGGTAAAGGGTTGCCACCAGTAGCCATAGGCATTGGCATTAATTCTGGCGAGGCGGTAATTGGTAATATGGGCAGCGACAGTCGGTTTGACTATACGGCGATTGGCGATGCGGTTAACACAGCAGCACGGCTTGAATCGGCAACCAAAGAGGTGGGTGTGGATTTGCTCATAGGCAAAAATACTGCTCAATTTACAAAATTTAAGTTAAACTTAATAACAACAATTAACGTTAAGGGCAAGGCTGATGCCTTGGACGTGTATACGGTATAAGATGAAATCATTAAAAAAAAATACAAAATATAAAAAAGCAAAAAAAATGAATGCAGGAGGCTTAGTAAAATCTGGAATTGCAAGAGCTTGTGGTAAAGTTATGAATGACAGAAGAAAAGTTACTAAATATTATTAAAAAAGATAGGTGAATTATGAGTGATGAACATTATCCTAGCGGTAGGTTTGGCGGCGACATGGATCGAAATGAGGTTGAAATGGACCTTAACAAGTTCATGGCCATGGTACAAGAAATCGGTGCACTTAAAGACAAGATTAGGGAATTAGAAGACGTTAAGAACAATAACCCTTATCAAAAAATTATCTTTGTGGCTCAAGCTGTTGATAGCTGGAGAATATTTCCAAGGGTGTTTTTATCGGTGTATGTTTATTTACTTTACTACACAACCTTCTGGTTTATGGATTTACCGGAACCCAGCTTTGAACAATCGGGTTTAATCTCTATTGTTGTAGGTGCAGGTGCCGCTTGGTTCGGACTTTATGCTGGAACATCAGGTAGTTCAAAAAGTTTTAAGGGTGAAAAAGAATAGTTAATGGCCTTACTTAAAGTACAGTTTACTCCTGGGATAAAGAAAGAAGGCACTGCCTTGACTGCTAAAGGCGGTTGGTTTGATGCTAATTTGATGCGGTTCAGAAAAGGTTTGCCTGAGAAGATAGGTGGTTGGACCAAGGACACACCTAAAACATTTTTATCAACCTGTCGTGCTCTACACTCTTGGGTAGATTTAGAGATTACTAAGTTTTTAGGTTTAGGCACAACGTGGAAATACTACATCCAAGAGGGCGCTAATTTTAATGATGTAACTCCTTTAAGAGCAACTACAGGGGCTAATGAAATTTCTTTTGCTAAAGTTGCAAATGGGGATGCGACTCTTACTGTCACGGATACTGCCCATGGAGCCGTAAAAAATGATTTTGTAACTTATAGTGGTTGTGTAAGTTTGGGCGGTAACATTACAGCAAATGTTCTTAATCAAGAATATCAGATTGCCACTATTACCAGTGCTAATGTTTACACTATTGAGGCTAAAGATACAGATGGTGATGAAGTAACAGCAGCGGCGGGTGATTCTGGTACTGGTCAAGGCACTATAATTGGGGCTTATCAAATTAATGTCGGCCTCGATAATTATGTGTCTAGTTCAGGTTGGGGTGCAAGCCCTTGGAGTGACGGGACTTGGGGTGCTGTTGCTGCTTTATCTGCAACTAATCAGTTAAGATTATGGTCACATGATAATTTTGGTGAAGATTTAATTATGAATGTTCGCTCTGGAGGAATTTATTATTGGGACACCAGTGCTAAAACATTAGGCACAGATAGGGCTGTGGCATTAAGTGATTTAAGTGGGGCTAATTTAGCACCAACACTTGGTTTACAAACTATTGTTAGTGATATTGATCGACATGTTCTGGTGTTGGGGGCAGACCCTCTAAACTCTGGCGGGACTGCTAGAACAGGAGCGATTGATCCGATGTTTATTGCGTGGTGCGATCAAGAAAACGTTACTGAGTGGGAGCCTAAAGCGATTAATACGGCGGGTTCGGCCCGTTTGTCTGCTGGCTCTAATATTATTGGGGGTTTAAGGGCTCGGCAAGAAATTTTAGTTTGGACGGATACTTCTCTTTATTCGATGAAGTTTATAGGTCAGCCCTTTATCTTTAGCACTAACTTAGTGAACGAAGGAGTGGGTTCAATTGGACCAAAAGCCATGATTAACAGTCCTGTTGGTGTGTTTTGGATGGATAAAAAAGGCGTTTATAACTACACAGGACAAGTCAAACCTGTGCCTTGCGACGTGCATGATTATGTGTTCGGTGATATAAATGAAGGTCAAGCCTATAAGGTTCATGGGTTTTTAAATAAGCGGTTTAATGAAGTCGGTTGGTATTATCCTTCTTCGGATTCTGATGAAATTGATCGTTATGTCTCTTACAATTATAACGAAAATGTTTGGTCGATTGGTCAAATGAGTCGTACCGCATGGCTTGATGAGGGGTTAGAGGCCTATCCACGAGCAGCGTATACTACGTCCGATGTAGGCTACCTATATCAACAAGAGCAAGGCAATGACGCTGACGGCTCACCGATGGATAACGTCTATATAGAGTCAGGGGATTTTGATTTACAAGATGGAGAGAGCTCTCAATACGTTGGTCGTATTATTCCCGATATTAAGTTTACCGGTAATAATGCCGCCTCTTTATTAAATTGTGTTCTTAAAACCAGGAACTATCCCGGTGAAAGCTTAACCACTAAATCGACCAGTAATGTGTCATCAAGTACCACAAAACTTAATGTTCGTGGTCGAGCAAGACAGGTCGTTCTTCGTTTTGAATCAGACGACGACAACACGACTTCATATACTTTGGGTCTTGGTTTTAGAATTGGTGCAACCCGTATAGGCACACGAGTTAATGGCAGACGTTAGTGGGTAGTCTATTACAAACGGGCCTGCCTTTAGCTTATGACCAAGTTGATCCAGACACATACAATCGTTTGGTTAGAATCCTTGAATTAAATTTATCTGCATTTGATCCGGATACCACCAATTCTGTTTTAGCTACTAAACGAGATCAAAATCAGTATAATAAAGGAGATATTATTTGGAACCTAACCACTGCTGAGTTGCAGGTTTGGGACGGCTCCAAGTGGTACACGCTGTATAGCACAACGTCAAATGGCTTATCTGCCACTGGCGCAATTGGTTCATTAACGGTATCTACTAATGGTGCCACAACTATCAATTTATAGAGGAAATATCATGCCAGGAATGACAGCTAGACGAGATATGATGAGAGGAGACCCTAAAAAGTTTATTCGTCCAGGAGACGAAGCTATTTATAACAAAGGCTCTAAGAAAAAGAGTAAAAGTAAGTCTAAGAAAAAATATTAATGCCCTATAAAACTAGGGGTAAAACCGTTCTTGTTAAAAAGAACGGTAAATGGACAAAGAAAGCAACAGCAAAGACTGCTGCTTCAGCGAAGCGTATGGTTAGTTTATTAAGGAGTAAGAAAAAGTAATGGCGCTATCAGATTTAGCTTTAGAGGAAATGACAAAACCTAAGAATATGCGTCAGCCTGACGAGGATTTTATGGGCCCTCCTTCTCCTTTCGCACAGGCACAAGACGATATTGCAACGATTCGTGCAGATAAGGTTAGGTCCGGTGTGAACAAAACTATTGATTTTCTTGGTTTAGATAAGATTTCTCAAAACACTGCAGATGTATTAAACCCAGGAAGTGTTTACAGTATGCCGGGGTCCACTAGGGGTCTTTCTGGTCTTGGTTCTTTGCAAGAAACAGACTACAGTTCCATGATTTCTCCAGAAAATGCAACAAGAATAGAAGAAACAGTCAAAACCGAATTATTAAGAAATCCTGAACTTTCAGACCAACAGAAACAAGAATCGGTAAGTAATTTAAGTAGCTCAAATATTTTAGAGTTTATGGGTGCTATGTTCCAGGAAGCTGCCAATCTTCCTGACGAAGAAGTAGGGCTTATGCCTGCAGAGCAAGAACAAGAAGCAGAAATGTATATTGACGAGATATTGGGCACCGGCGCTACGGACAGTTTTGCTCCTGCCGGAATGAACTATGGTGGGCCAGTTAAACATTATAACATGGGCGGACTAGCCAGTATGGGTCGAATGGAAGACACTGAATTGGCTCATGTTGCTCCTGGAGAGCGAATTGTACCTGAATGGATTTTAGGGGATAAAGGCGAAGACATGCTCGATGCAGCGTTTATTCGTTCGGGTCTTGATCCGGTTGAATACACCGTGGGCAGTGGTCAAGGTTCAATAAACCCAATGACAGGAATGCCTGAATACACTTCCTTTTTTAAGCGTTTATTGAAAAAAGTTAAGAAAGTGGCTCCGGCACTTGGCGCTCTAGTTGGTTTTAGGTATGGCGGTCCCATGGGTGCTGCTATCGGTAAGACCGTTGGCGGTGTCATTAAAACCGGTGATTTTGATTTTCAAGATGCGTTAACTGATTTCGGTACAGGTTGGTCGCTAGGTAATTTGGCTACAGGGTTTGGTTTACAACCGGGCAAATCAATATTTAAAATGGGAGATAGAGGATACACTATTAAAAAAGGCGATACATTGAGCGATATAGCCAAAAAATATGGCATAACTGAACAAGAATTAATTGCTGCCAACCGAGGTGTGTTGCCCGCAATTGGAGTAGAGTTAAAAATTCCTGGAGAGGGGCTGTGGGGCAATATTGCTTCAACCAGTCCCCATCGTGCACAGGCCCCTGGACAATATGCTACACAAGAAGGTGTAGGTGGATTTATGCAAAGTGCAGGGGCAAGATTAAGTGGTGATTCAAACATCGACCTAGTAAATCAATTTAAAGATTTATCTGGAGCTCAAAAACTTGGTGTAGGGGCCTTGGGTCTTGCTGCATTAAGTCAAACAGGGATGTTTGACAAAGAACAACGAGGTGAGATACCCGAGAATATAACACAAGGAATGCAGGGCCTTGAAAACTATGTAAAT